TCTATCTGGGCCTGGAGGCATATTAAGATCACTATCTGTATTTATATCTTTTCCTGTAGGTATATTATTTAAATCACTTGTGTGTACTTTTTCTGTTATTTCTAGGTCTTTATCTCCTATAAGTTCTTTTTTATCAGTATCATATGACATATTAGTAAAACCAAGGGCTCTTTTAGCTATTTTATATACGTCATAGCTTTTAAATTCTCTTTTTAATCCTTCCTGCATAACCCAAATAGGGAGACCTTGAGGGACTCCTTCTACTATTTCTACATTCCATCCATGTGTACGTAAAAAAGTACCATTAGGGTAAAATACATTTTCTTTAGGTTCTGGATTTTCTTTTAAATTATATTCTTCATCTTTTCTTTCTAATTCTTCTAATAATTCTTCTATAATTAATTCTTTTGGATCAATATAATCATTTATATATTCTTGACTTTGTAAAATTAAAGAATTATGGGATTTTTCTCCTTTTTTAGGAATATCATAAAATAAATCTTGATAAACTTCAAAAAATTTAGATACATTATAGTTAGGGTTAGATTTTATAAGTTCGGAAAAAGAAGTATTTATAAAATCAGTTGTTTGTTTATTTTTATAAACTTTTTTATTTAAACTAATTATTGCTTTTTTATTTTTTACTTTATTTTTTTGAAGAGATTCTTTTATCTTAGATAATTTATTATTTTTTAAATCTTGTTTAGTATATAAATTAGATCTATTAGATTTAAGACTTATATTTTTAGATTTAGTAGCCATTATCTAACTACTTTAAAGTGATAATCATCATCATATATAGTAGTACCATCATTATTTTTATGTTTAAATAAAATACGATAGTATCTTTCTGGTTGTAAACCTTTCATATATAGTTTAAAATACATTCCTTCTGAATCAGCACTCATTTTTGTAAAGTTATCATCAAAAGGGATAACTTCTTCTTCTGTGTTAGCATCTCTTACACTATAAAAAGAACTTGTTGTAAAATATCCTACATTTAAATAATTAGATGTTGTTGAAAATGTTCTATTTGGGTATTTATCTCTAACATGAATTCTTAATAGTGCTTCATCATTTTGATTAAATTCTTGTTTATTTTTATATAAAGTTACATTTAAACTTCCACTTTTTTTAGATACAGATTGTTTAGCATGTATACTATCATCCCATTTAAAACATAATTTTGGGGGATATATTGTGTGAGTATCAACTGAAAAATATTGCATTTCACCAAAACTACTTGATGTGTTTTCTTCTACTGAATCTGGGTGTTTTATAATAAACCCATTATTATCTACACCTGTTGGGTAAGTATCTCCTGCAAATAAACTTGCTGAATGTTTTTGTACTATTGAAGTTACATCCATATCAATATCTAAACTATCACTGTTTAAAAATTGTTGTGTAGCATTAAAACCACTACCTGTATACCAACTTCCTCCTCCTTTTTCTAACCCACTTCCTGTTAAAATTGATCCTGTAGTTCCAGCTTGAAAACTTGATGTTGGCCATGGTGATTGAGTTACACTATTATCTCTAAATTTCCATGTAACCCCATTAGAACTTGTAGGTAAATTTGAATATCTACCTGATCCTTCATGCCATGATTGAGATACAGCAAATGCTTCTATATTAAGAACAGTAGTTAAAGTTTGTGGTTGTACAGTTGTTAGTTGAAGATTTGCTTTTGTTGTTCCATCATTAAATTTTGCAGAACCAATTGTATCTGAAATTATAGATTTTACTTCTTCATTTTTAAATTTAATTAAAATTCTTGAAGGATTATGTCTTGAATTAGTAGTTCCTCTTTCTTTTACAAGTTCTAAGATTTCATCTTTACCTGTATTCATAAGGGTTCTATCTGGGTGACTATATATTGTTGAGTCTATTTCTGGAAATATTGAGTAGTATGCCATTTTTAATAAATTATTACTCGACCATTAATGTCTGAGTTTGGATATTTTAATTCGAAAATACTTGGGTCTAATGAAGGATATATTACTCCTCTTTTAGTAGCTCCCATAAAATCATATTTATATTGTGAATAACCTAATGATGCCCCATTTTTATTTTTAAGTTCTACTTTTTCTACTGTTTGAACTCCTCTTACTCCTGCTATTAAATTTTCTACTTCAGATATTATAATAGGTTGATTTACTTGCCAATTATCAATATTAAAATGATCTTTTAATTCAGTAATACATTCTAAAATTACTTCATTATTATTATAACTTTTAAAAGCAGTTATTTCAAAATCAAGAGAAAAATTAATTATAAATGCATTTTTAATATTAATTGCATCTGTTAACATTCTAAATTGTTCAAGATATGTTGATAAATTAGTTTTTGTAGCTTGATTAAGATTTGTTAAATTTTTATTAGAATCATATCCTAAAGTATATAAATTTAAAGCTAATGGGTTTGGAATACGATTAGGTTCTGTTGTAAGTGGTGATAATTGATCGTCTTGAGTTATGTAAGCTTTAGATACTCTTCCTAATTGAGAGGGCATAGATAAGGTTCTAATTAAATAATCCTCTTTAGTTACTGTTCTTTGTTGAGCTGCGAAGTTAGCCATTGCATTTTGTCTTATTTCTTCTATAGTTTCTCCTGCTCCACCACCTCTTGCTGCTTCTGAATTATTAACTGCTACTGAACTTTTTACAAAATTTAACATCCCTCTATTTAAACCAATTTTATTTGAAGTTAATAGGGTTTCTGTTTCTGTTATAGTATTTGCATTAACATTTGAATTTAATCCTCCTCCTACAATATAAGTTATTGTTAATGTTGTATTTGCAGGTGTTTCTCCATAAGCTTTAGTATATAAAAAATTTGAAGGATCATATGCTACATCTAATTTACTTCTTCCATCATTAATTCCTAAACCTATATTATTAGGATCAGGTATTATACATGAATCTGAGTTAGTTGTTGATCCAGGTCCAAATTGAATTTCTAATGTATTATCTTGTTTAAAACGTGTTACAAATCTTTTTGGTGATTTTCTTATTTTTAAAAGATAAGGTGTTTGTTGATTATATTGATGTAAATCAGGATCATTAGCTGCATTGTTTTTTAATTGTTCAAATATAGTATCCTGAGCTAAATAAGGAACTTCTGTCCAATTATTTCCATCTGAATCTATTATTGATTCTATTGATATTATATCTTTATCAAATAGGCTTAATGTTTTAAATTGTTCAGCATTACCTATAGTAAAGGTTTTTGTTTTTTTAGTTCCTGATATTGATTTTACTTTCTTTTTTAATAAATAATATTCTGGATTATTTGATGAATCAAATTGATATATACTTGTTACTGTAGGGTCAAAAGAAGAAGAAAAACCAAATCTTACATCATCTGTTGTGTAAAATCTAGAGCCTTCAGTTGAATTAAAAGTAGATCCTGCTTCTATATCTAATGTAAAACTATAATCAGGTAAATATTCTCCCGATATATTTATAGAAGGAACTAATTGGAATAATTCTAAATCAACAGAAGCTGCTGATGTTACTTTAGGTTTATACCCTAAAGCGTAAGATAAATTATATAAATTTTCTTTTTCTTGTGCTAATAATAAAAAACATTCTCTTAATTGTGTATCTGTATAAAAAGATAATACATCTCCTACATAAGATGCCATTTCAAGAAACATCATTCCAGGATTTCCTTCACTAAAATCATTAAAGTTATTAGGGAAATATATTTCCGCAAAATCTATTAATTTGTCTTTATAAGAATTATAATCTTTACTTAAATATTTAACATCCTTATCTTGTGTTTTATTTGATATTTTATTGTAAGCCATTATTGGTTAAAATTAAGTTGTATTGCATCTACAGTATTATCTGAATTAATACTATATGTTATTTTTATAAATAATAAATGTTCATCTTCTAAAAAATTAATATCTGTATCTATTAATGAAATTTCAGGTATATAAAAGTTTATTTGTGCATTTATTTCTGTATTTAAGGAATCTATGTCTATATTCTGTTCGAAAAGATGGTGTTTTAATCCTACACCAAAATTAGGTTCATTTACTCTTTCACCTTGTTCGGTTAACAAAAGATTTAATAAATTAGATTTTACTTGTTCTTTTAAAGTTTGAGTTCCTTTAAACATATTATTATCATCTAAAGGAAAAGCAACCCCAATACTAACATTTTTATTAATATCTAATGGACTTATTCTTCTTGTAGAATTTAATATAGGCATTTATTATCTTCCTTTTTTCTTAGCTATTGCTTTCATTAAACCACTATAATCTCTTGTTACTGCGTTTGCTACTGGTTCAGGCATTCCTGTTGTATCCATTGGTAATGG